TCTCGCCAGCTCAACAAGGCAGCGGTGGCTGGCTGCGCACTTTCAATGGCCTGACCCAGACTCAACAAAACAACTTTTTCGCTTTGTTGTTCCAGGGTGCCCTTAACTCTGATTGGAACGACCCCCTCACCGCTAAAGTGGACACGGAACGTGTGACACTAAAGTACGATAAAGTTTGCACCGTCGCCTCAGGTAACGAGGAAGGTGTGATACGAAAATACAACCGATGGCACCCTATGCGTCATAACTTGCTCTATGACGACGACGAAAGTGGAGGCATCAATGCGTCCTCCGGGTATTCAGTGCAATCTAGGATTGGAATGGGTGACTATTGGGTCGTTGACATCATCAAGCCCAGGGTTGGATCCCTCAGTTCGAATCAAATGTTGTTCAACTGTGAATCTACTCTGTATTGGCATGAAAGGTAACGATGGGGCTATCTACGTAGACGAAAATGCAATTGGCGTCCAACCAAGCCACATCTGACTCATATTGGTCCGTGCTGTACTTTAGACTTTGCATGTCCCTCAGTTGGTCCCGCGGGTCCCGCTGGTTAATCCAAATAGTCGGCTTCCCCCACCTCAACAAAACATCATCCTTGTACAACGCTTTGACTTGTACGTGTGGCTGCCCCCCAAACCAGTCCTTCCAGTGGGGAAAATAAGCGATGCCCCCGCTAATATCGTCGATCACAGCATATTCGACCCCTTCGGCTAGCAACCCAGACTTTGCATTCATGCGTGTTTTCATGTAAAGATGGTTGCCTAGCGCTCTAGCCCAAGATGTCTTACCGGTAAAAGGCGGGCCGAATAGACACAGGGTTTTTACTCGTCCTCCAGTTCCTAGTGACGTTAGCATGACTCACACCTTGCACGAGGTCGACATTTGCTCGCGGCCCTTTGGGCCCGAGCGGGAGACCCGTGCTGAAGGCAACGCTCCTGCCCAAACACGGATACCTAAGATCTGTTCCGGGACCCCCCGAGCTTGCGAGGGAGGGGGTGAACTAACCTCTGACTCCCACAACTTCAGTTCGGTATCTAACCAGTTCAGGAAAAGCTCCATCTGCAATGGCGAACCCGGCGGGACTCTCATATGGTTCTCCCAGCTCGGGCCACTTCCACCGTGCGAATGCATAGAAAGATCCGAATTTGGTGATGAAATCCCAAGGACAGACGTCCTCAGCAACATCAAAAAATTCTCGTTGACTCTCCGCGCCGAACAGAGTAGACCCCTTGTCTTGAGCTGCTGAAACAAGACGAGTGGGGAGGCTAGTGAGTGCGAGTCCCCCTGCAACAACGTCTCCGTCTTTGCACGCGTACGTTGCACCTTGCTTAGGATTTTTTTTAGACCGTTCAATGTTCGGATGGAAGCCGTCCACATCAAAAATGTCGGCTCGTCGCGATCGAAATTTTCGTCCAAAATCGCAAAAAACATGGAGATGAGTACCTCCATCAGCATGATTCTCTCTGGCCACGATACACTCTGCTCCCAGTGATCCAAAATGGTCGTTAACGGCCCATTCATCGAGGCCATCGCACTGTGGGTACGTAACAAGAAAGTACCGGGCATTGAGGATAAAAGTCATGTGACGAAGTGTGTCCTGTCGAAACTAATATTATCAGACAGGACACAGGACACAGGACACACTATAAATAGTGGACGTCCCTCCACCCGGTTCGCAAAAATGCCTCATCAAAATGGGCTACCGACTCAAGTCAACCTCGTATCGGGTAAAAAGGCGAACCGTGCGTACCGTGAGGCGCAGTGGAGGCCGCCCTCGCTACCGACAAAAGAGACGGACCTATCGCAAAAAAGGCGCAATGACCAGGAAGCGCATCCTCAACCTTACATCGGAAAAGAAGCGCGACAAGATGTTAACGTACACAAACGTTAATGCCACGTCTCAAACCGGAGGCACAACCTACCAACAGGTCCCCGCGATCATCACAGGGGGTTCAGGTACACCCTTTGTTGCGGTGTGGTGTGCAACCGCCCGCGATAATGTCGCAAATTCAACTGGTCGTGTTGGCACAAAGTTCGATCAGGCGTGCCGCACTGCCTCTTTGTGTTACATGGTTGGCCTAAAGGAGTCAATCGAGATTCAAGTCGCCGACGGCCTCCCTTGGCAGTGGAGACGCATTTGTTTTGCCCTCAAGGGCGGCAGCACGGCTAGTGGAAACTTGCCTGGTGCAACAACGTCATTCTCGCCAGCTCAACAAGGCAGCGGTGGCTGGCTGCGCACTTTCAATGGCCTGACCCAGACTCAACAAAACAACTTTTTCGCTTTGTTGTTCCAGGGTGCCCTTAACTCTGATTGGAACGA